TGTATTTTATAGAGAGAACGGAGATATGTGTAAGATTAAAAGAAAAGATTTTGGATTTAACTGGAATAACAGGTAGGTTGTTAGATGAATAAGATGAGTGAAGATGAAATAATAGAAAGAGTAAATAAATTTATAAATATAACAGTATTATACGGCAAAACTTATGGAATGACATGTGATGATTTGAAGAAATACCAACAGGTTTTCCGTGGCTTATTAGATTTATATCAACAGGAAAAAGGAAACAGAAGAATGGCAGAACGTAATTATGATGAATTAACCAAAACAACAGGAAGGCTTGAGACGGAATTAGAGGAAGAAAAAAAGAAAGTCAGAGCAACAATAATAGGAAGAATTGATCAAGTATCATTAGACGACTTAATCGGAGATAAGTATATCAGCAAAGAAAAAATAAAAACGTTAAAGGAAAATTTCAATAAAAAACAGTCCAGCTTTATGTATCGGTCGAAGTAACAGAAAAACATTCACACAGGCTGTTTTAAATGCTGTCAATGAATTTATTGATAAATTACTAAAGGAGGAAAGTGATGGATTATTTTAAGCCTAGAAAATATAATAATGATTTTCAAACTATTTTAGGAATAATGAGCATTACTGACTCAACGAAATACCATCTAGGAATAAAAGCAGCCATAAATAATGAAATGAATTCCGACGGAATAGAGTGGTATATTTTCAAATTGTATGATGATCCAGACAAATATTTTAGTCCGGATAACAAAGCTATTTTGACAAGTAAGGATTGCGATTTATCAGCCCTTTTAAGATTCTTAATATTAGAGAATGCAATCAAAACAGATATTGAGTTAGATGAAATAGACAAGCTATATAAAGATATGATTGATCGAGGATATAAAGAATATCCAGAGATTACAGAATATATAACAAGGAGAAAAGAGCGAATGGATAAATTAAAAGATGAAATACAAGAAGAGATAGAGCTTATAGAATATACATACAATAACACAATTACAGCAACAACAGAGCGAATAATAACTAATACTTCAGCTGCACTATTATTTGTAGTTGCAATGGTAGAGCTAATTTGGGCACTTATTAGAGGTAATGTAATAGAAAATTATTTATATAGCCTTCAATGCTTCGTAACATTCTTGTTATATTTATATCTTAACAAAGGTATAAAACTAGAAAGAAAATTAAGGTATAAAAAAGAAGCGGAAGCAATTATATACAAGAAAGCTTTTTCAGAAGAATGGGCAAAAAATGTATCTAATAAGAAAGAACAAGTAAGAAAGGAGGAGTAAGTATGTGGTTTATAATAGGGTTCACGATAACCCATTTATTTCTATATACACTATACATTATATATCTTGTACGTGAGCTCTATAAATAATATTATGTAAAATAAGTCAAAAATAAGAACATTGATATATCAACAAAAAATGTTTTTCACTCACAAGCAGAACACTTTTTAATTTTGTTGTTATGTAAAGGAGGAACAATGAATCAATTTGTAGACAAATATAAAGACGATATATATTCATACGAAGAAATAGAGCCAATAGGACCACACTGGATAATAGAGCTAGGAAATAAATATGGGATAAGCATTATATCAGAGCAATATAAAAAGAAATATAAAAACGATGATAAGGATACATACGAAGCAGCATTAATGAAATTATCTAACTATGGCGAATATGAGATGTGTAATATAGAAAATATCGTACCAAAAGAATATTGCTTTGGAGATAATTTAATACATGGATTAGAAGAAGCGGATGTAATAGATTTAATAGAGCAATTAAAAGAAATAATAAAAGAGAAGGAGGCAGAAAATGACAGTAATACCAGTACAAAATAAATATGAGGTAATAAAAACAGACAGGAATTTTCCTAAGACTTGTACAGAAATAGGAAATAAAATAGATAAAAAGTACTTTCATTGGGAGAAAAGAGCTACTAGTTTTAATGATGTAATGTGTATACAAATAAACAATAATTCTATAGAAATAGAATATGGTTATTATATAGTTATATACAACAAGAAGCCAATTGCATATTTAACGGAAGAGGAATTTAAAGAGCAATATATTGAGGTATGCGATAAATTATTGCAAGAGGAAGAATAATAATATACAGGAGGAAAAGAAAATGAAATATAAAGTAAGAGCTACAGAAAGATACATTAAAGAAGAGATGAAAGATAATGAATTAGGTAGAATACCAAAGCCAGGAGAAGAATGGGAAGTTGATATTGAAAGATATAAGTTTCTAAAATCAAATTGCTATGTTGAATTTGTGGAAGAAGTATCAGAAGAAAATAATCAAAGTCTTAATGAAAGCGAGGGTGTATTTGAAGGTACACTTATATCTGCAGATGATATACTTAAAAATAAATCTGATGAATATAAAAGATTAAAGAAACTAAAAAAAGATGAACTTATTAAAGAAGCGGAAAGTTTAGGATATATAGTAGATGATATGATGACAAAAGAAACCTTAATTCAAATGATAGTAAATAAAGACTAATTTATTTAGTAGGAGGGTACAAATGAGATTAAGCAAAGAAGATTATAGAGCTGCAGAAGATGCATTATGGAATTATAATTATAACCTGAAAGAAATAATACAACTAGAAGCGGACATTATAAATATTGGTATACCTAATCGATGTGGATTACCAAATGCTCCGTATAGGGTATCAGATAGTACTTTTGCTGCAGTATTAAGACTGGAAGAATACCCTGAAAGAAGAGCTATGTTAAAGCAAAAAAACGCAGTTGAAAGAGCTATTGAAAAAGTAAGGCACGATGATGCAGTTCTAATATTTAATTTGTATTATAAAGATAAGATGAGCTGGCAATCTACAATTGAAAAGATAGGAATGTCTGAAAGGACGTTTTCACGTAGAAAACAGGAGCTTATTGAGGCTGTACATAAAGAGCTTAAAAAAATCAAATAAAAAAGTTGGCGAAATTTTGGCGAAATTTTCAAAAAATACATGTTATAATTAGTATAGTCATAAATGAAAGCCACAACAAAAGTGCATAGTACACTCATGCGATACCCTCCTAAATAGATTAAATATCAAAGGAAATAGATCACAAGGTCTATTTTCTTTTTTTGTATTCAGTATGCAGAGCAGCCATACAGCTCTGTAAACTACAAGATTACACCACAGAGCACCAAGTAACCCCTGGTGCTTTGCATAGTGAATATAACATGGAGGTGATTATATGGATATGCAAGAATATAAGGAAAAGTATTGTAAAAACTGTAATTCTAACGAGTGTGAACTAGTATATAACATACATAATAATGCACAGTGTGTAAATTATGATGAGAAACAAAACTCTAAATAGGAAGAAGTGAATATTATGGAATTTGAGGTTAATGATTCAAAATGGACAATTGATATCGTAGATGAAGCTACAATCAATAATGAGATGAAATCTGACAATGTAATGGGCCTTACAAAGTTTAAAACAAATGAGGTTTTATTATTAAGAAAACAAGGTAATATTATTAAAACTCTAAAACATGAACTTATGCATGTATGGTTATATGAGTATGCACATGCACAAGATGAAAGTTTTACATATGGTTACGAAGATATATGCGAAATTGTAGCAAGTAGTAATAATTTTATAAACAAAATAGTGAAAGAGTTTAAAAAATATTATTCTTCAAAAAACAATGGAAAACATTCTGAATAGCGAGGTGGTTTTATGACAGATAAACAAAAATTATTCTGCGATGAATACCTCAAAGACCTAAATGCCACTAGAGCTTATAAGGAAGTCTATAAAAGCTGCAAAAAAGATGGAACAGCAAGAACCAACGGAAATAGATTGCTAACAAATGCTGACATCAAAAACTATATAGATGAAGAGCTTGAAAAATTAAAAAGTAAAAAAATAGCTGATGTACAAGAGGTTTTAGAATATTATACTAGTGTTTTAAGAGGAGAAAGCGAATCCGAAGTTATTGTTGTTGAAAATATAGGTGATTATTGCAGTGAAGCAAGAACAATAACGAAAGGACCGGATGAAAAGGAAAAGTTAAAAGCAGCAGATTCACTTGGAAAATACTTTGGTATATTCAAGGACAAAATCGATGTTGGTGTAAAAAGATATGAAGATTACATTAAAGAGATAGAAGACGAAGATGAGTATTAATACAAAGAAGTATATTGAATCTTATCTTAAGATTCGAGATAAGAATCAAAAGATAATACCATTTATAATCAATAAACCTCAAATGCGATTATACGATACAATTAAAGAATTAAGAAAACAAAAAAAGCCAGTAAGAATAATAATTCTAAAAGCAAGACAGATGGGGTTTAGTACACTAACGGAAGGGGTTTTGTTTAAGGAAGCTGCAACACATCATAATGTAAACGCTGGAATTATTGCTCACGAAAGTAGAGCAACAAATAACCTCTTTACAATGAGTAAATTATTTTATGACAATTTACCAGAAAAAATCAAACCAGAGCTTAGGGCATGTAATGCACAGGATCTTATATTTAATAATAAAAATAATACAGGTCTTAATAGCAAGATAACATGTATGACGGCAGGTAATGGTGCAGGACGTTCTGGTACTTATAATATATTACATTTATCTGAATTTGCTTTTTGGCCAGGAGATAAAAAAGAAACTCTAAATGGTCTTATGCAGGCAGTACCAGATAATAATAAATCAATAGTAATAATAGAATCAACAGCCAATGGCTTTGAATATTTTAAAGAAATGTGGGACAGAGCAGTTTCAGGAGAATCTGACTTTGTTCCTCTTTTTGTTGCTTGGTTTGAATTAGAAGCCTATAAAAAGCCATATACAGGTTTTAAATTAACAGATGATGAAATTACATTAAAGGAAACATTTAACCTTTCTAATGAGCAGCTAGCGTGGAGAAGATGGTGTATTAGAAATAATTGTGGCGGAGATGAGGAACAATTCAAGCAAGAGTATCCATCAACACCTGAGGAAGCGTTTCTCAATACTGGTGAATGCGTATTTGACACAGCGAAAATTAACAAGCGATTACGTGAAACGCCAAAACCTATTAAAGTTGGATATTTTACATATGAGTATGATGATACATTACCTCGTTTTGGAGCAATAAATCCATACAATAATATGCCATATCCAAAGAATAAAATTAGCAACATTAAATGGGTAAATGATCCAAAGGGTTATATCAAAATATATGAAATACCTAATACTCCAGAAGTTGTTAAATATGGAATTGGTGGAGATACAGCTGGCGAA